CGTGGCGCGAGAAGTTTCTATTACCAGCCTTGAGCTTGTGCAATTCATCAACCAGCACCGCGACAGACAGTCGGGGGAGGATGGGAGCAAGTTCGTGTTGCTGATGCACAAGAGCTTTCTGAGCAAGGTGCCAGAGGTTTTAGGAGAGAAAACATCGGCAAAATTTATTGCCGATCTTCCTGACAGCTATGGCCGCCCTCGAAAGGCCTACGCATTTCCAAAGCGCGAGGCTTGCTTGATGGCAATGTCATACAGCTATGAGCTTCAGGCCTCTGTCTATGACCACATGACCCAGCTTGAAGAGCGTCTGAAAGGCAACGTCATTGCCACGCTGCCCGACTTCTCCAGCCCTGCAGCCGCCGCGCGCGCCTGGGCCGAGCAGTTCGAAATGCAGCAGGCCGCCAATCAGGCCCTGGCCATCGCTGCACCAAAGGCTGAGTTCGTCGACAAGTACGTCGAATCCACCGGCCTCAAGGGCTTCCGTCAAACCGCCAAGCTGCTGGGTGCTAATGAGGCCCGCTTCCGCGAGTTCCTGCTTGATCGCCGGATCATGTACCGCATGGGCGGGGAGTGGCAGGCCTACCAGAACCACGTCGACGCTGGACGCTTCCAGGTGAAGACCGGCACCACTGACGGCGGGCACGCGTTCAACCAAGCCAAATTTACCCCCAAGGGCGTCAGCTGGATTGCCGGCCTGTGGGCTCAGTACCAGCTGGAGGCCCGGCAATGAAGACCTACCCGCTGGATATCGAATCCGTAGGCGAAGACACCTACATAGTCATGAGTCGCGGACATCACGATCTTGAATTGTTCATGGCCGAAGCCGTCAAGGATCGCCCGCGCTGGAGCCTGGGCGGCCCTAAGCATGTGTGGTGCAAGACAACCCCAGGCCGTGGCACCTACGACAGCCTTTACCACTTCGTTCCAGAAGGTACGCGCGGCGCTTGGCCTGCCACCTACTGTCATGAGTACGGCGAAGGCTACGAGCGCTACAACGCCGCACAGAAAACACCGGAGGCCCAATGATGGCCAGATCAAGAAACATCAAGCCGGGGTTCTTCTCAAACGAACACCTGGTAGAGCTGGACTTTGCCACGCGCCTACTGTTCATCGGCATGTGGACTGAGGCCGACCGTGAGGGCCGTCTGGAAGACCGTCCTCGTCGTCTGAAAATGGCTTTGTTCCCGGCGGACAACGTAGACATCAATCGGATGCTCGATGACCTGGATCATTTGGGGTTCATCAAGCGTTACACCGTGGGCGACGTGAAAGCCATTCAAGTCATCAACTGGTCCAAGCACCAAAACCCACACATGAAAGAGGCCAAGAGTACGATCCCGGAAATGCCCGGTCTGGAAGGCTCTGAGGGAAAGCCTGATGCGAGCACCATGCAAGCACCGGATTCGCACAGTTCTTTCCCTGCTGATTCCCTCTCTCTTGATTCCCTTAACCTGATTCCTGATTCCCTCACTCCGTCGCCAGCTCCGGTTGATCGCGGCGAGATGTTTTGCCGGTTCTGGAAGCTGTATCCCCGGAAGGTCGGCAAGGACAAGGCCGAGAAGGCATGGGCAAAGCTCAAGCTGAATCAGGACCTGTTCGACGTGATCCTAAAGGCTTTGGCCAAGCACGTGCTTACACCGGGCTGGACCAAAGATAACGGCCAGTTCATTCCGCACGCTTCGACGTGGCTGAACGGTAAGCGCTGGGAAGACGAAGTGCAGGAAGCGCCTGCTAACGTTCACCAGCTTCCTGTTCGCCGTGGTGAGCCTGATTTCGACGACACCACATGGGCACGTAACGTCGTGGTGAGTCCATGAAGCCTGCAAGCCAGCTCATGGCCTCAATGTCCAACCAGCCGCCCGAGGTTCACCGCGCACCCGTTGTCGTCTCGCTGGAGACCGCTGAGGTGGTCAATGACCTATTCCGTCGCCTACGGGGCATCTTTCCCGCATGGCGTCAGGCGTGGCCGTCCACAGAGGCTCTGGCAGCCGCCAAGGAAGAGTGGATCAAGGAATTCGCCGACGAGGGTATCCGCACCCTGGAGCAGATCGAGTTCGGTATTCAGAAGTGCCGGAAGCTCAAGAAGCCGTTCGCTCCCAGCGTTGGTGAGTTCATCGCCATGTGCGTGCCCGGCCCGGAGGACTTCGGCATGCCGACCGTCGCTGATGCATGGATGGAAGCCCTGATGGCCACCTACAGCCACGAGGGCGTGAAGATCGCCGCGGCCGCCACCGGCCTGTTCGACCTGCGCAGCGCCAAGCAAGACGACAAGGGCCTGCGCCAGCGTTTCGACCACAACTACACGATCGTGATCCGCCGCGCCCAGGCCGGGCAACCGCTGGACGGCAAGATCCTGACCGGCATCGGGCATGACAGCCAGAAGACCGAGCTGGAACTCGCCGAAGAGCAGGCCGAGCAGGCGGTACAGGCACGAATCATTCAACAAGGAATCCCGGTAGACGGCGCATCGGCGCGCGCTCTGCTGTTGGCGAGAATTGGCAGGAGGGCGGGGCAGTGAGCAACGACAAGATGCGTGAAGAGTTTGAGGCCATCTGGGGTTTCACCAATGAAGAGCAGGAGTGCTACTTCATCCCAGAGCTGAACATGTATGGCTCCGCGCGGGTTAACCGCGCTGCTGAGAGCAAATCCACGGCGTGGGCGTATTTCCAGAAAGGCTGGAAGGCCTCCCGCGAGGCGCTGGTGATTGAGCTGCCTGATGATGATTACCTGAATCGCGGAAGTGTTTTTGTGCAGGGTTACATCGAGGGTGTTCGGCTCACAAAAGAAGCCATCGAAGCCGCTGGCGTGAAGGTGAAGCCGTGATCGTCGATATCGAAAAGCTGGAAGCGCTGGCTAAAGCCGCCAAATCAGGTGGCGCAGAGTGGTCTGATCTGACTGTCGACACCGAGCGCATGTACACGGCTGAGGGCATGCTGGTTGAACTGTACGAGTTCGCCACGCCTGCCGTGCTGCTGGAGCTGTGCAACGACAACGAAGCACTGCGCGGCCTGTACCAGATGCACAAGCAGACCGAGACGCGAGAGATGCGCGAACTCAAGGCCGAAATCGCAGGCCTCAAGACCGGCTATGAAGCTTACGAGCGGGTGAATGCTGAGTTGCGGGCTGAGTGCGAGCGTCTCAAGCGTAATCGCGACATGTGGAAGGGCCAAGTAGAGCGACAAAGCGAAATGCTGAGGCTCGCCCACGAAGCTGACAAGCAGCTCAAGGCTGAGTGCGAGGCGCTGAAAGAAAAACATGAAGCTGCACGCGACCGGAAGAATTCGATAACTGCACTGCAGATCGAGAACGAGTCATTGCGCGATGCGGCTGCTGTTTCCGCCATGCGCATCAAGGAGCTGGACTTGTTGTTTGGGCGATACATCCTTGCAATGCGCGCGGCGGTAATCGAGGACGAGCACGGCAAAACCGAAACTTCTGGTATGGATTGGATATTCAATTCGCTGGTTGGTCCCGGTCAGCTTCCCCCGGAAGGCGAGACAGACGCTCAAGCCTACTTTGATCGCGAGATAGTTGCCGTCGACAACGGCATGCAGGAAGTTCTGGCGTTCCACGATCAGCGCCGCGCAGCGAAGAGCAAGGAGGCCTCCCAATGATCCTCACATGGGAGCAACTCCTAACCCTGCTCAACACCGCCAAGGTTCTGCATAACGGCCGTGAAGCGTATTCGTTCTTGGGGGTGGTTCATGACTGAAATGATCATGCGCAGCCTCGACGACACCAGCCGGCTGCTCGGAATCCTGCACGGCACTGATTTCACCAAGCCCAAAAAGATCGTGATCAAGGATCAGGACCGCAGCGGAGAGCAGAACAAAAAGCTCCACGCCTCGCTGACCGACATCGCGAATCAAGTCGAGCACGCCGGAAGAAAGTGGGACGTGCTGATCTGGAAACGTCTCCTGACCGCTGCGTGGCTTCGTGAGGCTGGAGATCAGCCCCAACTGATACCAGCGGTAGACGGACACGGCTTTGACGTCGTGTACGAGCGCACAAGCAAGCTCACCGTCGCGCAGTGCGCAAGCCTGCTGGAGTGGATCGCTGCTTTTGGTGCTGAGCATGGCGTTCGGTGGAGTCAGAAAGATTTGTGGGAGGGGCGGTACTGATGAAGAACTTCTACTGGCGTTGGGCTGTTTCAACATTCTGCGGGCTTACGTACAACAACAAATACTCCCCTGAATGGGATGCCGCGCTGAACCGCCTCATCGACAAGCACTGGGAGTCGATTGAGGTGGGCAGGCACACGGCAAGACTCGGAAGTGCGGAGGTGTGGATCAGCAATGCGTTTTACGCATACGGCACGCAATACGGCGGAGTTTACGAGTTCCGGCCATCAGTCAAAACCATGCGTCGCCTGGACAGTTTGATCTGGCATACGCAGGAAAAGATCGAGCAGGAGAAGCACCAGGAACATGCCAAGCAGATGGAGGCTTTCTGATGCTCGCTACCAAGCTACCAAGCTACCAAGAGCGAAGAAATGCCGCGTGCCTGAGTGCGGGGCCTCATTCGTCCCGCAGAAGCCGGGGCAGGCGGTATGCAGCCCAGCGTGCGCGATCATCGATGCACCCAGGAATCAGGCCAAGGCCCGCAAGGCGCTGGCCCAGGTCGAGCGCGCCGAGATTAAGGTGCGCAAGGAGAAGCTGAAGTCCCGCAGCGACCACATGAAAGACACCCAGCAGGCTTTCAACGAGTGGGTGCGCCACCGCGATGCCTCGCTGCCTTGCGTGAGCTGTGGTCGCCACCACGAAGGGAAGTATGACGCTGGCCATTACCGGACTGTCGGGAGCAACCCTGCGCTGCGGTTCGAACCTCTGAACTGCCACAAGCAGTGCGTTCCGTGTAATCAGCACAAGTCCGGCAACGTCATTGAGTACCGGATCGAGCTGGTGCGCCGGATCGGCATCGTGAATGTGGAATGGCTTGAGGGACCACATGAGCCCCAGAAGTACACCGTCGAAGAATTGAAAGCCCTGACAGCCAAGTACCGGGCACTGACCAGAGAATTGAAAAAGGGGCAAGCAGCATGAAAATCCACTCAGCACGTCAGGCGTGGCATGACTGCACTTACATCCCGGCCCCCGGCCAGTCCTCTGACGTCGTTCAGCTCGGCGTGGTAGTGCAGGGCACGGAGCGAGGCCCAACGGCCAACCACGCGATGCACAGCGCCTTGGCCGGGCACATCCAGTCGGCAATCGCCAAGCTACACCCGCAGGTCCGCGTGTTCGGGGAATACATGTACGCCGCGAACCGCGACGACGATATCAACGAGGCCGCCGAAGAAGTCGTGTTCGGCATGGTTATGTCCAAGTCCAAGCGCATGACAGCAGGCAAGCGGGAAAAGCTCGAGTATGTGGTGAAGGGCGTGATGCGCCGATATCGCTACATGCACCAGGGCGGACAGTCGGCAAATGACGATCCGCTGATTAAGCCGGAGGCGTTTCGTTCGTGGCTGATGGGTGAATTCGGGATCCGCATCGAGTCCTGTGCATGGGCGCGCGATTGGGAGCCGGTTATCCAGCTTTCTTTCGAGTGCTGCGAGGACCTGGATCGCTTGGCTTTGAGCCCGATTGGGGCGGTGATATATCAGATGCGAGAAGCCGCTTGACTTCCCGCACGGCTGAGGGCATCATTTTGCCATATTGAGTATTTTGCCTACGGCAACTCGCTCAGGAAACACCGAAAGCCCGGCCTAAAAACCGGGCTTTTTTTGTGTCCAGATTTCCCCTATACCCTCCATGCCTCTCGCCTCGGCGATGCACCACTTGAGAGGGACTCTTTCGTACCTCGCGCCTCATTGGCCGCCCTGACGGCCCTTTTTATTCCGGAGTAAAGATGGACCCAACCGACCTTGGCCCAGGCACAGCTACCTGGCTGGGCGGTACGGGCACAATCCTGCTGGGTGGCTTCCTGTGGTTGAGGAAATTCCTCTCCAGGGACGCGACCGACCGCGCCATGGACAACGCCGATATCGGCACCGTCCGACGGCTGAACGAACTGCTTGACTCGGAACGCCTGGCGCGCAAAGAGGCCGAGGCTCGGGCTGACCAGTTCGCCAAAGAACGCAACGAGCTGGCTGCCGCTGTCGGCCGCATGGAAGGGAAGATTGAAGCCCTGACCGGGCAGGTTGCCCAGCTCACTGACAAAGTGACCAGCCAAAGCGCTGAGATCGCTCGTCTGCGTGCACAGCTCGGAGGTATCAACTGATGGAAAGATGCGCACTTGATTTCATCGCCCGCCGCTGGTGGCGCCGCCTGGAAGTTTGGGTGATCGCCTCGCTACTGGTAACCGGCTCGTTCGCGCTGGGCTTCGGAGCCTCGCAATGGTCTCTTGCCAGTTGGTATAGCGCCCAGGTCGCTGAGGTGCGTCGGGGTTACGACGAGGCCACGGTGCAGCGTGACATGCGCCTGAACAAGCTGGCCAAGACTGCGACCGATGCAGCCGTAAAGGTTGAGGGTGCAGCAGGGAAGGCCACGGAAGCGGCAGAGGCAGCCAGCAAGGCCGCTGACAAGGTCAACGAGGCGGTAGAGCGGCAGACGCCGTAGCGCGCCACAAAAACAGACACTGCCATTTCGTGGCGCGAACATTCCAAGCCCTGGCTAACGTCGGGGCTTTTGCATTCTGGAGTACAGCATGAACGACAAGGCAATCGAGCAAGAGATCAAAGCTAAAGGGCTGACCGCTCCGCGCATCACTCCATGTGACCTGCAGGGCAACATTGCCGGCGAGTACTACTTCACCGCTCAGGACGCCGTCCAAGCGACTCTGCATAAGCAGGATGAGCTGACGCGCATGACCGGTGCCCATGGCGAACTCCAGTTGCTTACATTCTGCGTGCTGGTTCTCAAGAACGGCTTCACTGTGACCGGTGAATCGGCATGCGCCAGCCCGGAAAACTTCGACGAAGGGATCGGCCGCAAGATCGCCCGTCAGAACGCTGAGCAGAAGATCTGGCCGCTCATGGGTTACGAGCTGAAGCAGCGCCTGCACGACTCGAATTGAAAAAGAACTGGATGGTCACCACACCCGGCCACAAACCCTTCCCGATGATCCTTCTTGAATGCGCCCTCGATCACGACGGCGCGCTTGCCTTTGCCCGGTCGATATGGCCGAGCTGCACAGTGGAGTAGAGCATGAGCAACGTAACAAACATTCGTCATGCAGCCCCAGTGAGCGCGGAGATCAGCAAGGCGCTCATTGATATGGACGCTGCCATCGCCAAGGCCATTGATTGCGCCAAGGCTGCAGGGCTGCCTCAAGGGTTCGTTGTCTCCACATTTCACGGGCACGCCCATGCTCAAACCCACATGATGGCGTGCCAGTGACTGCGCAAGTCCATGATATAGCCGACCAGCGTCCACACCTTGTGGTAGTTGCCAGTGATGGCGCTCATGTCCTGCCGGTCGAGTTGTTCCGATCAATCATCGCAGGCGAAAAGCCGTCCAGCATCCTGACCGAACCGGTTGTTTGCAGGATCATTGAAGAGTGGCTGAAAAGGGTGACCGCATGAGCATGAAAATCGTAGAGCTCAAGCGTGAGGGGTGGCGTGACGCCGCTAAGACCCTGCGCAAGATCGCTGACGATCTTGACGCTGGTGAGCATCCCGAGTGCACCGTAGGCGCATTGACGCTGATAGGTCCGAAGGGTGAGGTAACCGTTTTCGGCCTCGGCCCGAAGTGTGACGACCTGCAGTGTCTGGGCGCGATGCGCCTAGGTGAGCAGAAACTGATTGATGTGCTGCTTGATACAGACGACTGATAACCCAACCACGCGAGGCACCAAGTCTCAAAGGATTCCTTATGGCGCTGACAGCAAAACAGCAGCGCTTTGTCGACGAGTACCTGATAGACCTGAATGCCACGCAAGCCGCTACCCGTGCGGGGTACAGCAAGAAGACAGCAAATGAGCAGGGTTCGCGCCTGTTAGCCAATGTTAGTGTTTCGGCAGCAATCCGACAGGGCATGAATGCTCGCTCTGGACGTGTGGAAATCACCCAAGACATGGTGCTCAAGGAGCTGGCAAAGATCGGCTTCAGTGACATCAGGAAGGTCGTCCGGTGGGGTGAGACGCAAGTCCGAATGGTTGATGGTGAGGATGACGGTCCGGAGGACATGGTTCCGTATCACGGGTTGGCTCTTATTGACTCCACCGAGATTGACGACAACACAGCCGGGGCCATTGCCGAAGTATCCCAGGGCCGGGATGGGCTGAAGGTAAAGCTCCATGACAAGAAGGGCGCACTGGTTGATATCGGGCGTCACCTCGGCATGTTCTCCGCTCCAGGACATCTGTCGCTCGACACAGAACTGAAGCGCTTAGAGATTGAGAAGCGGAAGGCGGAGATCAAACGATTGCAGGAGGATGGCGATCAGGGTCTTGCTCCGCAGCGCGTCGAAGTAGTTGTGGTGGACGCGAGGAAGCAAGATGCCAACCCTTAACGTGCCACAGTCAAACTTCATCAACATGCCCCACAAGTTTCGTGGGTTCGTCGCAGGTTTTGGTTCAGGAAAGACATGGGTTGGCTGTGCTGGTATCTGTAAGCACGTCTGGGAGTGGCCCCGAATCAACTCGGGCTACTTTGCGCCAACCTATCCGCAGATCCGCGACATCTTCTTTCCAACCATCGAAGAGGTTGCGTTCGACTGGGGCCTCAAGGTCAAGACGAAGGAAAGCGACAAGGAGGTCGAGTTCTACAGTGGTGGGCAGTACCGCAGCACCACGATATGCAGATCAATGGAGAAGCCACAGACCATCGTGGGCTTCAAGATCGGTCATGCGCTGGTTGATGAGCTGGACGTTCTGCCAGCGCTCAAGGCTGAACACGCCTGGCGCAAGATCATCGCCCGTATGCGCTACAACGCCCCAGGGCTGAAGAACGGCGTAGACGTCACGACGACACCTGAGGGTTTCAAGTTCGTTTACCAGCAGTTCGTGAAGCAGCTGCGCGAAAAGCCGGGTATGCAAGGCATGTATGGCCTTGTCCAGGCCAGCACGTTCGACAACGAGTTGAACCTGCCGCCCGACTACATCCCATCGCTGATGGAGTCCTACCCGCCACAGTTGATCCTCGCCTATCTCAATGGCCAGTTCGTCAACCTGAACGCGGGTTCGATCTACCACGCATATGACCGCAAACTGAACGGCTGCTTTGAAAGCGTCGAAGCTGGCGAACCGCTGTTCATCGGCATGGACTTCAACGTCGGCAAGATGGCGGCGATAACCCATGTCAAGCGCGCAGATGGCAAGCCAAGGGCTGTTGACGAGTTCATTGATGGCTTCGATACGCCTGACATGATACGGCGTATCAAGGAGCGCTACTGGCGCTACAACGGCAAGGACTACGACAAGACCTGCGAAATCAGGATATACCCGGATGCATCAGGCGGCTCCCGTAAATCGGTGAACGCCAGCGAAACGGACATAGCCATCCTGCGCCAGGCGGGCTTTAGCGTCATTGCACCCGATGCCAACCCGCCAGTTAAAGACCGCATCAACGCGATGAATGCGATGTTCTGCAATGCGCTGGGCGAGCGCCGCTACTTGGTCAACCCGCTGCGCTGCCCGACCTATGCGGATGGACTGGAGCAGCAGGTGTGGGCCCCTAACGGAGAGCCAGACAAGAAATCCGGCGTGGACCACGCGAACGATGCTGGCGGGTATTTCATCCACCACGACTACCCGATCATCAAGCCGATGACCCACATCCCCGTCACATTTACCTTCTGAGGCCAACATGCCCAACTTCATCCCACGGGCGGAATACGCGGAGGCCTTGCCCGGCTGGCTAATGGTCAAACGCTGTGTGGCTGGCGCGCGCGAGGTTCGCAAGCACGACGAATACCTGCCAATGCCTGACCCCGAGAATAAAACACCCGAGAATCAGGCGCGGTACAAGCAGTACAAGAAGCGCGCCATGTTCCTGAATATCACCGGGCGCACGCGCACTGGGCTGATGGGCGCAGTGTTCCGTAAAACAGCTGAGCTGAGCCTTCCTGCTGGTGTGGAGTACATCAAGGAGAATGCCAGCGGTGACGGTGCCAGCCTTGAACAGCTTTCCAAGGAGGCTGTCGGCGAGTGCCTGGAAGCAGGGCGGGGCGGATTCCTTGCAGACTTTCCTCCGGTAGAGGGTGTGTCGTCAGTAGCCGACATGAAGGGTCGTCGCGCCTTGGTGCATCACTATGACGCGCTTTCGATCATCGATTGGGAAGAGCAGGTCATAGACGGCGTAAAGCGTCTGGTTTACGTGTGCTTGCGGGAGCGTGTATCGGAGTTCAGTGCGGAAAACCTTGATCGTATCCAGGCCACCCAGTACCGGGTTTTGTTGCTGGCCGAGGGCCGATACGTGCAGCGGGTTTATGCTGATAACGGCAATGTATTCGCTGAAACCGAGCCGAGAGACAGGCTTGGCAACCCATTCAGTCATATTCCATTCAGTTTTTACGGATCGCAGAACAACGACGCGAGCATCGACAGGTCGCCGCTGGAAGACTTGGCTGATGTGAATATCCTGCACTACGGCAACAGCGCCACTGTGGAAGAGTCGGGGTTCATCAGCTCACAGCCGACCCTTTTCATCACCACAGACATTCAGCCTGACGAGTTCTTGAGGCTTAACCCGAATGGCATGCACATAGGCTCGACCCGTGGCTACAACCTCGGCAAGAGCGGTACCGCCACCCTAGTCCAAGCAACCGAAAGCCAACTGGCGCGCACGCTGCTGAAGGACAAGGAAGAGCAGATGCTGATGATCGGCGCTCGAATTGTCCAGAAGGCTGGTGGTGCTGAGACTGCTGAGGCGGTACGCATCCGCTACAGCTCGGACAACAGCGTACTCGGCACCATCGCAGGCAACGTGTCGGAGGCTCTAAAGCGCGCAATTTTGGACGCCCAACGCTTCATGATTGGCGAGCCAGACGAAGACGGCACAACGTTTTGGCTTAATCAGGCATTCTTCGACGAGACGATGACGGCGCAGGACATCCTTGCCCAGGTCCAGCTATGGCAACAGGGCATCATTGCCAAGTCAGACGTTCGAACCAACCTACGGCAGGGCGGCATTCTGGAAGCGGATCGCACGGATGAAGATATCGACGAAGAGCGCGAGGCGGACGCGCCGGTGCTTGGGAGTGAGCCGAATCAACCGCCAGTGACCGGTGAAGGCAATGAGCAGTGAAGGCTATCTGATCGACGCAACCACCCGGCACCAGATATACGTCCAGCGTCACGCAGGCAGCAACCTCAAGGAGGTGGCGAAGTTCATCACGCTTGCCATTGCGACCGCCAAGGATCGTGTATCAGCGGGATTAAGTGTCTATGGCACCAAGCGGTACGAGAAGCAGATAGAAGTGCTGCAAAGCGATTTGCGGGGCATCTACGCTGAGATGAAAGGGCAAGCTCAAGCCGACCTGAGCGACTTTGCGGTCCATGAGTCGGTTTTCAGCGCCGCAATGCTCGGAGCAACGGTGAGTGTCGGCGTTCAGGTCAGCACGCCGTCGGCTCAGATGGTCGTTTCTTCCGCACTGACAAGGCCGATGGCGCTGGAAGCCAGAAAGAAGGGCGTCCAGAAGATCAGCATCAGCGGTGCGCTTGATCAGTTCGGCAGCAAGAAGGCCGCCGAGATCATCAGCGAGATCCAGATCGGTGCTGCGCTGGGTGAGGCTACGCAGGCCATCGCCAAGCGCGTCAGTGGTCTGGAAATGCTCCAGCGTGATCAGGCGACAGCGCTTGTTCGCACCGTCACCAACCATGTGGCCTCCACCGCGCGCATGGAGACGCTCAAGGCGAACGACGACATCCTCAAGGGGTGGCGATGGATATCCACGCTGGACAGCCGGACGTCGCACATGTGCCAGGCCCGTGACCAACAGCTGTACGGATGGGATGACCCCAGGCCGCCCGGCCACTGGAATTGCAGGTCAAGCGCGCTGCCAGTGCTGAAAGACCAATACGCACGCGAGATACCAGGCTCGACGAGGCCCTCAAAAGGGTCTGACGGAACGGAACCGGTCTCCAGCAAGGTCACTTACCAGTCATGGCTGGAGCGCCAGCCTGCTGCGTTTCAAAAGGACGTTCTCGGCCCGAGTCGCTATGCCTTGTTTTCCAAGGGTGAACTGACCCTCGACCGATTCGTCGACGACAACGGACGCACCTTGACCCTTGATCAACTGAAAGACAAGCAGCCTGCAGCCTTCGAGCGAGCAGGGCTCAACTAATCCGCGCCACGAAATGCGACCACACGAAATCGTGGCGCACATATTCCAAGCCTCGCCCAGTGCGGGGCTTTTTTACGTCCGCAGGCAGGGCCTGCACCAAGTCTCTGGGAGACAGCAATGACCTTGAAATTCCAACTGGACAGCCTGGAAGGCGTCGACGACTCAGTAAAAGCACTGTACGTCGAGAAAGACGGCAAGTTCGTTCTCGGCATCGAGGGTCTGCCTCAGCCCGAGGATGTTTCCGGCCTTAAATCGAAAGTTCAGGAACTGCTGGATGAGAAGAAGGCCGCCGATAAGGCACGCAAGGATGCGGAAGAGCAGGCGCGACTTGATCGCGAAGAGGCTGCTCGTAAGTCCGGCAACGTGGAGGAGCTCGAAAAGTCCTGGTCCGAAAAGTACAACCGCCGTGAAGCTGAGCTGAACGGAATGTTGGAGCAGGAGCGCGGAACGCTGAGCGGGCAGATCCGGGATCTGACCGTGGGACGCACCGCGACCGATATCGCCACCACTCTGGCGATTCCGGGTAGCGCCAAGGCATTGCTGCCTCACATCGAACGCCGCCTGAGCGTCGAGCAGCGCGACGGCAAGCCCGCCGTTGTTGTGCTTGATCAGGCGGGCAAGCTCTCCGCGACCACTCTGGACGAGCTGAAAGCAGAATTCATGAACGACCCCGCGTTTGGTCCTCTGATCGCGGGTAGCAAGGCATCTGGCGGCGGGGCCGGGGGTGCAGGTAAAGGCGGCGGGGCCGCAAACGGAAAAATCGGCGGCACCAAAGAGGAGCGACAGGCCGCTATTGCGAGCCGGTTCCCTGATCTCCCATTGAAATAAGGAAAGCACACATGTCCCTGTCGCAAATGCAGGTTTTCAACGAATACATCATGCCGGCCACCATCGAGACGCTGGACCAGATGCTCGTTGCGTTCAACGCCGCAAGCCGTGGCGCAATCGTGCTGTCTCCGGATGGCTTCACTGGCGACTTTCTGCAGGAGTCTTTCTTCCAGACTCTGGCCGCAGCACAGCGTCGTGTTGATCGCTACACCGCAAACAATGCGGTAGCAGCAACCGACTTGACCGAACTGAAAAACACCTCAGTAAAGGTTGCAGGTGGCTTCGGTCCGATCCGTTACGAACCATCGCAAATGACCTGGCTGGAGCGTCCGACCGCCCAAGGCATCGAGGTCGCTTCCCGCGCCTTCGCCGAGATCCTGCTGAAGGACCAGCTGAACACCGCTATTGCTGCCTTGGTTGCTGCGATCACCTCCCAGGCTGACGCGGTCTATGACGTATCCGCATCCACTGGTATTGGATACGTCGGACTGAACAATGCTCACGCGAAGTTCGGCGACGCCAGTCAGAATTTGGTGACTCAGGTCATGCAGGGCATCAGCTATCACAAGCTGGTAGGCCAGAATCTGGCCAACCAGCAGCAGCTGTTCCAGGCAGGCAATGTCCGTGTTGTCGACATCCTCGGCAAAATTTCGGTGGTTACCGATGCCCCCGCCCTGATGCAGGCTGGCACCCCGAGCAAGGAAATCATCCTGTCTCTGGTGCAGGGCGCAGCGCTTGTGCACGACGGCCGGGACATCATCAGCAACGTCCAGACCACCAACGGCAAGGAGCGTATCGAGACCACACTGCAGACCGATTACACGTTTGGTCTGGGCCTGAAGGGTTACACCTGGGATACCACTTCTGGCGGTAAATCTCCAACTGACGCCGAACTGGCGACAGGCACCAACTGGGACAAGACCGCCACCAGCATCAAGCACACCGCTGGTGTTGCTCTGATCGGTGATGCCTCCAAGTAACCCCCATGAAGGCGGCCTCAGCGATTCGCTAGGGCCGCCGAGGACGACAGCATGAGCAAGAACAACATCTGGTACTTGGCAGGGCCCTTCCACCGTTACACGGAGGACGTGAAGTCTCTGGCCAAGGAGCGCGGTCTGCGCATCGTGGACGCCAATGCAACTGCTGGCCGCGAAGATGCGGCCAAGGATGTGCCCGACGTCACCGTGCGGCCAGAGCTGAATATTTCAGGCGTTGACAGCTCTGGCGCGGTGCACTCCGCCCACGGCGACCTGGCAGCTGTGCAGGCCCTGGTCGATTCGCTTGCTGATGGACAACTGGTTAAGCCGGAAAGCGGCGAAACCGCAAATCGTCTGTTCGGTCTGCTGACGAACATTCACAGCGGCGTGCAGGGGCTGCGCGACCAGCTGGAAAGCGAGACGGAAAAATCCCGCGCCCTGCAGCATCAAGTCGACGACCTGCTGGCACAGGCGGCACAGGCCAGACTTGCTGGAGATCAGGGTGAAGCCAAGGAAGTGGCCGACCTGAAGGCCAAGCTGGACGCCGCAAACGTCACCTACCGCGCCAACGCCTCGAAAGAGTCGCTGCAGAAGCAGGTCGACGAGTTGAGCAAGGCGTAACGCAAAAGCATCTCCGGGGCTTCGGCCCCACTCATTCAATTCGGAGGCCAGATGGCTACCTACATCACCGTGGCAGACGTTGACTCCGCACTGGGGGCCAACTGGACCACCGAAGACAAGAAAGCCCGCGCCGTGATGCAGGCCAATGCCTACATGACATCGCTGAGCCTGACAGGCGTGGATATGGAATCCATCCCTGAAGAGGTGAAGCAGGCCGGTATCGAGATGGCCAAGGTTGCGGCCGATGGCAAGCTCTACCAGCAGCAGACCGAGGGCACGCTTGAGGCGAAGACCGTCAAGGCGGGGCCGGTCACCACCAGCAAGACATTCGCATCAATCGATACCACCAAATCAACGGCGCTGCCGGATGGCCTCCAGTTCGCTCTGGCGCTGCTGGCCCCGTGGCGCTCCAGCGCATTCAGCTTCAACGTCTACAGGTGAGCCATGGGCATTCGCGATGAAATCCAGGCTGACATGGCCGAGGCCTTCGACACGGACCTGGCTGATGCGGTGAAGACGTTCAGCGGCGGGATAACGCTGCCCGGCAAGGTTGACCAGGTCACAGAGGATTCCACTCCAGGCGCTGTCATCGCCTACACAGGGCGTGGCGTCTTCGCTGACTACCGGATTGACCTGATCGATGGCGAAAGCATCAAGGCCACCGACCAGGAGTTGATTGCTCTCACAAATGAGGTGATTGGTGGCGTGCCGCAGGTGGGCCACAAGATCAACGGTTTCGACGTGCTCAACGTCCAGAAGGATCCGGCCGACTGCATCTACCAAATTCAACTGAGGGAAATCTGATGGCCGGATGGAGTACGCCCCCGACAGCCTTCATCACCCAGATTGAAGGCGATATGACCAAGCAGCTGCGGATCATTGCAATGGCGTTGCTGGGTGAAATCATCAGCCGATCCCCGGTGGACACCGGCAGGTTTCGAGGAAACACAACCGTCACGATTGGCTCGCCAGTGTTCTCGAACAGCCAAACCCTGGACCCAACCGGAGCGGCCACAATCAGCAAGGGCGCTTCGGTTCTGGCTGGCCTTAAGCCATTTTCGATTATCTACATCCAGAATAATCTGCCGTATGCGGAGAAACTGGAGAATGGCCACTCCAAGCAGGCACCGTCCGGCGTCTTCGGGCTCGCCTTCGCTGGCGTTGCAGCGGCGTATGCATCATGACCTATGAGCAGATCCGCAGAGCCATCACGGCGCGCATGGTGGCCTTCACCGGTATCGAGCAGGAACGCATCTTCTATCCCAACGCTCAGTACCCGGCGCAGAACCAAGACAGCTCAGGCGTGTTCAAGCCTCCTGCTGATGGCCTCTGGTGCCGCCTGAACATCCAGCACGCCACCGCCTTCATGGCCGGCATGGCCGATCAGCCCTACACCCGCAAGCCCGGAATCATCGTCGTGCAGTGCTTTGCCCGGCTACGCACCGGCATGCGTGGCCTGAATGAACTGGCCGACGCGCTGGAAGCCCATTTCGCCTACTGGACTGACGGTGACCTTGAGTGCATCGAGGCCAGCCAGGTCGGCGCGGGCGAGTACGAAGGCTTCTACCAAATCAACGTGAATATCCGGTTCCGCGCCGGTTGAGAGGATTTATGCAAAGTCACGACTACGTGCCAAACATATCTGGCTGGAAGCTTGACAAAGTAACCGGCGAGTTTGAAATCAACTCGGCCAAGATTTCTGTCGGCGGCCTGCCTGAGCAGCCTCAGATGATTACCGTTACCGCTGGCGAATGGGCTGCGCGCGATCTTCCCGAAAATGCTTCGGAGTATTACGCCTTCATTGGATCAGAGATAATCAAGATCCCCTCCGAGTATCGAGCCAGCGCAAAGATCAGCACGTCCGATGAGTCCTACGAGCCGGGGTTCGCGGACATCCGCTTCATGCTGACCTACGAAAGGCCAGAAACAGCTGAAGAGCTTTCGGCGCGCATGAAGAAGTCGAGAAGCGCCGGATACTCAATCAAGAAAGAGGGTGACAAATTCACCTTTTTCCATGATGGCGTGCCCCGCATGGTGCTGGGCAACCTCGACAAGGCCGAAGAAAAGATCGATACACCATTCGCTGTCGATGGTGATCAGGTCATTCTGACCCAGGCGTTCATCGACGCTGGCAAGATTCCCCCAGTCGGGTTTTTGCGGACGACCACCAACGCCGCAGGTCAGACAGTGCTTGCGGGCCTGTGCTGGTCCATCGGCTGCGCAGCATTTTCTGCCAATGCAACAGCGCCAAAGTGCACCTCTGATCATCGCGAAATGAAAGCCAGCGTCGATGCAGCCGAGACCCTCGGTCAAATTAATGATTTGATCGGCACGGCGAAGTTTGTTGATCCTCTGGAAAGCGTGACAGCCAAGATCGAGCATGAGGTCACCTCTCGCGCTATCGCCGACACTCAGCTTTCTGCCCGGATCGCATCTGTCGAGGCCCGCGTTAATAAGGGTCTCGGCGTTGCTGACCAAGTCCGTGATGTGATCCGCAAAGAGCTTCAGCCAGGCGGAATCCTGCACCGCAAGTAACAGCCAAGCAATACCGCCAACCCCGCCTTGAGCGGGTTTTTTTATGCCCGCAGAAAGGAGACTCACATGAGTTCCGGCGCAAAAGTCGTTTCGCACATCATCAAGGAGGTGACGCCCGGCGTTACCCCCACCGGCACCTGGGACACGCTGCGCCTGACCGGTAACGCGCTGACCCCGACCGTCAACACCGAAGTCAGTGACGAGATCACCGACACCCGCCTGAGCCAAGGCTCGGTGGCAACCAGCATCGATATCGGCGGCGATCTGTCGGCCGAATTCTCGTTCGGCTCGTTCGACCAGCTTCTGGAAGCCGCTTTCTACGGCGCCTGGACGAGCGACGTGCTGCGTGTAGGCGATACTCGCAACACATTCAGCATCGCCAAGGGTTACAACGACATCGGCGTCTACGGCCTGTTCAAGGGCGCTCACGTATCGACCTTTGCGCTGGAGATTCCAGAAGAGGGCAAGGTCACGGCCACGTTCAACATGGCGTGCCTTGACTACACCGACAGCGAGGTGCCGATCGTTGTCACGCCGAACGCACCGACCACCACGCCTTTCCTGTCAAATAACAACGTGGGCACGATTCTGGTGAATGGTGCTTCGCTGGAAGGCGTGGCCTGCGTCTCGGCCATGACCATCAATCTCGACAATAGCCTGCAAACCCAGCGTTGCCTGGGCTCGGATCGACTCGGCCCCGGCGCGCACATCGCCACCGAAGCGGCCATCACCGGCAGCATCACTTTGGCATGGTCCAAAAAGGCCTGGCAGATCTGGAAGAACACCTTCACCCGCCTGCCGATCTCTGTCGAGTTCCCCATCACCGACTCGCTGGGCAACAAGTACACGTTCAACTTCCCGGCAGTGGAAGTGGATGGCGAACTGCCAAGCGGCGGCAAGCGTGACCTGATTCAGGTCGAGCTGAGCTACACGGTGGCCAAGCAAAGCCCGACCATCACCCGCGTTTCCGCTGCGGCGGTGACCAGTGTTACTACAACGCCAGGCACGGCATCAGTAGCGGTTGGTGCAACTCGGCAACTGAGCGCTTCCGTATCACCTGCCTCGGCAAATCAAGCTGTGACGTGGTCGAGCGCAACTCCCAGTGTTGCGACCGTCAGCAGCGCCGGTTTGGTTACAGGCGTTTCCTCTGGTACTTCGGTTGTCACCGCCACCAGCAAAGCGGACGGCAGCAAGGCAGGCTCAACCACAATCACCGTACCAGCATAATTTGCTGAACCTTTTGACCGCTCCGGTGATAACGCCTGCCGGGGCGGTCCTTTTATGGCGTGGCGTTGAGGTTTCAACATGGCTCTCAAGCTGAAGAACAAAGAAACGGTCGACACCGCTGCGAAGTGGTTCGATTTCGACGCGGACACCAAAGTCCTGCTGGTTTCGCTGGACAACACTGAATACCAGATCGCCATGGAGCGCATGCGCCGCCGTGTCGCTCGCAATGACGCCCAGTTCCAGGAAGGCTATATCGGCGTGATCGCAGGCGAGAAGACCGAATACGTCAATCACTGCCTGGCCATTTCCTCATTTCTGCTGAAGGACTGGCAGGGAGCACTGGACGAAGAGGGCAATGAGCTGCCCTACAAGCCGGCCACCGGCGCGCAGATGCTCGAGAACGATATCGATTTCTTCTTGTTCGTCCTCGACAAATGCGGCGAGCTGGCCCTCGAGCTGAAGGCCGAGAAGGTCGAAACCCTGGAAAAGCAATCGCCCGCTTCCAATGGGAAAGCGAGTGGGCAGGCGCGGAAGCAGAGAAGCGTAAGCTGATCTTTGGCAAGTTCGGCATGACCGTGCCCGATGAGCCACCGCAAGACCCCTTGACGGCCTACCTGTTGAACACCTTTCGCAATGTTTGCCGGGGTCGGCGCTACATCTCAGGCATGGGCGGCGTGTTCCCAATGCCGCTTTCGGCACGTGAGATCACGGATTGGATCGACGCGCACCCTTCACCGATACCCAGGGATGAAATCGACTCTGTACTGTTCGAGCTGGACCGCCTGTTCATGGCGGATGACGACGCGGACGACGAAGAGGATTAACGGTCGTTTGTTGGCGGGCCGGATGATGGTAGATTGCTCTCATTCACAGGGAGTCAATGCCATGCAATTAGCAATTCTTCTGGTCCTCATTTTGATCGCTGTCATCCTTGCGCCCTGGCTTTTTGGGGTGATTGTCGCAGCGGTCGCGCTCTATGGTATTTGGGTCGCAGTGGTTGCGGTACTGATCGTGGCAGCCCTGCTTGTCAGCTCGCTTTACGCCTCGCTCAAAAAATTCAGGTCTAAATCAAGGCTTGAAACGCAGATCGCTGAAGGAAACAGAATCATTGCAGAGAAGGAAAGGGCTCGACAGGCCTGATTCTTATTGCCAGCACATGACCCGCTTCGGCGGGTTTTTTATTGCCTCACGCCCGTCAAATGCGGGCTTTTTTTCGTCTGGAGATTTTCATGGCACTGACTTCGCGCCTTGCTCTTGAAGTGGATGGTCGCGGTGCCGAGGCCCAGATCAATAGCGTACGTCGCGCGCTCGAAGCCCTGAATGATGCAGGTCTTCGAACGGGACCTGTCCTGAGCGGTGCCGGTAATGCAGCAAGTGGCGCCGGGCAGAACTCGCGAACTGCTGCCGGGCAGGTGCAGAGCCTTGAGCGCCAAGTGAAGTCTTTGTCAGCGGCAGCGGCAGGGCTTGCCGGTCCGCTTGCCGCAGCGTTCAGCGTTAAAGCGTTCTACGACGCGGCAGAGGCCTACAGTACGCTCACCAACCGTATGAAGCTGGTTACCGACGGAGCGGACGAGCTTGCGACTGCGCAGAAGGCGGTTTTCTCAATCGCCCAAAGTGCTTTCCAGCCCCTCAATGCAACTGCCGAGCTGTACCAGCGCATTGCGACCAATCAGAAAGAGCTGAAGCTGACCGGCGAAGGCGTTGCTGGTGTAGTGGGGACCATCAGTAAAACGTTGGCCATCTCCGGTGCTTCGGCAGCGTCGGCGAACGCCGCTCTTGTGCAGCTTGGGCAAGCCTTCGCTTCCGGCACGCTGCGCGGTGAAGAGCTGAACAGCGTCATGGAGCAAGCTCCGGCGCTGGCACAGGCAATTGCGGCAGGCATGGGTAAAACCGTTGGTGAATTGCGTACCCTCGGCGCGGCCGGGCTGCTTACGGCGGATGCCGTGGTTAAAGCGCTTCAGGCGCAGCGAGTAGCAGTTGATGAGCTGTTCAACAAGACGAACGTAACCATCGGCAACAGCCTGACAGCGATGGGCAACTCATTCACTCAGCTGGTGGGCAAACTCGACCAAGCCAGCGGCGCAAGCACCGCCATATCTGCAAATTTCGTAGCGCTGTCCAAGTCGATGGACGCCCTGTCTGCTGACTCAAACTCGCTGAGCACCACAGTAAACGCTGTCGGTGCTGCAATGTCCGGGATTGGTGCGGCAGGGGCTGTTCTTCTCGTCAACAAGCTTGGAACAGTGCTGTACGCCTACACAGCAACTCGCACGGCCGCCATCGCTCAAGCATCCGCCACCTTGAACGCAGCAAACGCTGACGTGGTTCAGGCCAGGACGGCTGCCGCTTCTGCTCGGGAGAACATGGTTCTTTATCGCGGCACCCTGCTACAGACAGTGGCTTCTGGGCGTTACGCAGAGACTCGACTGATTCAGGCTGCCGCTGATGATCGCGCTCGTGTTGCCGCGCTTGGTCTCGCCACCGCTCAGCGCGGGCTTCTGGCATTCCTCGGTGGTCCGGCCGGTATTGCGCTGGCCGTAGGGGCCGTCGCAGCCAGCATGTTCCTTATGCGAGACAACACCGACGAGGCGAGCAAGGCACTTGACCAACAAGGTTTGTCCGTAGCTGAAATCACGAAAAAGTATGAAGCCCTGAACAGCGCCCAGCAGCGTGTTAAGCGCCTTGAGTGGGCAGACCAGCAGGCAACTGCGATATCGTCGGCTGACGAAGCCTTGAAATCCTATGTGGATCGCGTCAAGAACGGCGCGTTACAGGGTGCGTTTTCCGGTGTGGGTGTTGGTGCTCTGACAGGCGAATTTGAGCGACTGGTTCAAGAAGTTCGCGATGGAAAGCGCGACTTGGACAGCGTTAACCAATGGCTGAAGGATTCGGTCAACCTGAGCAGCGCTGCCGAGAAGGCGCTTACCGGAACATCTGCCGAGTATCAGCGCAACGTGGACCGCAACAAGGAGTTGGCCGCAGTTCTGGGTCAAGTCAGCGGCGAGCAAACTAAAGCCGCACAAAGCTCGGCCATGCTCGCCGCAGCCCAGTCAGGCACCGGCACGCAGACGCGCGCACAGCTCGCAGAATGGCAGAAGTACATCGCCAAGCTTACCGAGGCCCGCGATCTGGTCGGAGCCAACGAAAAGGCCGAGGCTGCTTACCGGGCCGGGAAAATGGGCCTGACCAAGGAGCAGGCCGCCCAAGCCAGCATCGTCGCCGAGCAGACCGACCTGCTGAAGAAGTACGAGGACGCGGTAAAGGAGGCTGACAAAGCTCAGCAGACCGCTCTCAGGTCGCAGTTGATAGCCCTGTACACCCAGCAGCAGGCAGCAGAGGACGCGACAGCGGCGGTCAAGAAGAGTCACGAAGAGGCGGCCAAGGCGGCAGAAACCAGCGCCAATAAGCAGATCGAGCAGATGCAGAGGGTCATCAACGCAGCGCTGAAACTGCAAGGTGGGCCTCAGCTTGACCTGGGTATGAAGAAGAACCCTACCGGTGCGGGACTGCTCGCCAATGGCTGGGTAGCGCCTGCTCCTGTTCGGCTCACGCCCGCGCAGCTCGCAGATCGTCAGATCGGCCAGATCACGGACAGCACCAAGCCAAACAAAAACGCCGGTAAGGAAAAGGCATACCAGGAAGATGCTGGCACCAAGATGTTGGATGACGCGCGCCAGCGTTACGCCGTGCTCCAGCAGCAAAGCAAGGAGCTGATCAACCAGGACGGAACGATCAAGTCCATCGGCGCCGAGCAAAAGAAACTGGTCGAACTGGAAGCAGAGATCGCCCAGCTCAAGGAAAAGAAGACGCTCACTACCGCGCAGAAGCAGGTTCTGGCCATGGCCGAACTGAATATTGCGCAGCAGAAGCAGAACGCCGCGCTGGAAAAGGAGACTGAACTTCGCAAGACCGCTTACGAGGAAACGCAGAAGCTTGCGGCCTTCCAGACCAACCTCGCCAGCCAGCTGGCAAAAGATCAGACCGGCCTCAGCAACAACCTGGCAGGTCTGGGCCTGGGTGACCAAGCAAAAGCCCGGCTGCAGGAGCAGTTCAGCATCCAGGAGCAGTACCAGTCCCAGCTGGACAACCTGTTGCAGCAACGCAACGAGGGGAAGATCAGCCAGGACCTGTACAGCAAGGAAACGAATGCGCTGAATGCTGCTCTGCAAAGCCGTCTGGCAATGCAGCAGAAGTATTACTCCGACGTCGACAAAGCCCAGTCCGATTGGACACTGGGTGCCAGTTCGGCGCTTGAGAACTACCGCGAGCAGTCGCGCGACGTGGCCGGGCAGACCAAGCAGCTTTTCACCAACGCTTTCAGCAACATGGAAGACGCGGTGGTGAACTTCGTGAAAACCGGGAAGCTGTCCTTCAAGGACTTTGCCAACGGTGTGATCGAGGATCTGATTCGCATCCAGGTGCGGCAGGCAGCGGCGGGATTCCTCAGCACCGCATTCAGCGCCCTTTCGGGTGTCGGCGGTGGTGCTGCAGCAACGTCGTCATCGGCGCTTGGCGCCTCGGCGGCCGGCTACGGCTCCAAATACGGCTTCTCCGACGGAGGTTATACCGGCGATGGCGGAAAGTTCCAGCCGAAGGGCGTTGTTCACGGCGGTGAGTTTGTCGTGAAAAAGGAAGTGGTCAGCCAGCCCGGCGCGCGTGAGTTTCTGGAGCGCATGAACGCCAACACCAGGGGCTACGCCGACGGAGGTTATGTTGGCAGCTCGGCCGTAGCGGCGAAAAGCTCTTCGCAGTCAGCAGGCGCTTCGCTTCCCAATGTCCCGCCAATCAACCAATACATCACTGTGGGCGGTAATGTTGATGCAGCCACGAAAGAGGATCTGGTCAGAGGCATCAAGGACGCTGCGCAGGCTGGCTACCAGATTGTTCTGAATGACTTTAAAAGGAATGGCCCAGGAATGCAGATGATAAGGGGTAAACGATGAAAATAACCGATTTAGATGTGGGAAAAATGATTGGGCCTATAAGTAATGCCATTTTCCCCGTGGTGTTCGAAGGTGTTGATGGGAGCGCGCCTGCAAGCGAATTGCGGAAACGGGCCAGCCTGCATTCGGAGATCATGGGTCGCATCATGGGGGTTCTGCTTTGCGGGGATGAGGTCGGCCACGATGTGGTTGGCCTGATCGAACAAAGCATTGTGCGCATGAAGGAAAGCAATTCTCAGGCCTTCGGCGAGCTGCTCGGCCCTGGCGGCTCTCTGAGCAAAATCCACAAGAATTAAGCCCCAGGCTTTCCCCAAGGAGTAACGCATGGCTCTCACGTGGCCTGCTTCGCTGCGCCCGTCAGAAATGAGCTGGGGCATCGTCAACAACAGCCGGGCGTTCACGTCGTCGCTCTCGAACGCCCAGCAGATCGTTGGCTACCCCGGCGCGTACTGGCAGTGCACGCTGACCTTTGGCCTGCTTACGCGGGCTCAGGAGCGCGAGCTTTCATCGTTCCTCGGCAAGCTGGACGGGATGTTCGGCACATTCAACCTGCCGGACTTCACTCGTTACCGGAAGGACGGCATCGGCGCGCTCAGCGTGGTCAGCGGCTTTGCTCAGGCGCGCAGCATGATCATTGCTGGCGCGCCAGCCAGCTCCCCGGTTTTCAGCACCGGCGACTACATCACCATCGCGGGCGAGATGTTCGAGGTCACCGATCCGGTTTCGTCGAACGCCCAGGGCCAGGTCACGGTGCTGCTCAACAAGCGCATCCGGAAAACGCTCACGGCAGGGGCGGCAGTTGAATACCTGAACCCCTACTCTGAAATGCGCATGACCTCGGACACATGGGCCATGACGCGCCGCCCGGTGGTCGCCAACGGCAGTTACTCATTCAGGGAGGCATTCTGATGCCCTCAGCTTTCCCTTTCAGCCAGAAGGTGGTGGATATCATCGCCACGGGCAAATTCATGCCGGTGTACGCCGTACAGCTGGACTTCGCCGATGGCATGGTCTTCGCGCACACGGGAACCGGTGAACTGGTTGTCGACGGCGTCACCTATGAAGGCGTGGGCAATTTCGGCCAGGTCAGCCAGTCGCAAGAGAGCGACAACTCAGGTTCGCCAATGTCGGTCGACTTGACGTTGAGCGGGCTGGACTCCTACATCCTGTCGGAAACCAACGTGCGCGGCTGCCGGGGCCGAATGGCCAAGGTCCTCTTCGTGGTATTCGACGAGGCCGGCAACTACGCGGCGGACATCCTGTTCTCCGGGCGGATGGACGCCGCCAAATTCTCGTTCGCAGGCAATGGCCAGGACGGCAACACCATCACCGTCCCGGTCATCGACCGCATGGCCGAATGGAGCCGAACCGGCACCGAGCGCTGGACGGACGAAAACCACCGCGCCCGGCACCAGGGCGACCGCTTCTTCTACGCAATCGCGCAAATGTCCGAATGGCCCATCTACTGGGGGTCTGCCAAGGATGCGCCGACCTTCACCTACGGAAGTTAGATATGCGCAATCGAGACTGGACTACGCGTCTGCACGAAGTGATCAAGGCTGCCCAAGGGCGGCCTTTTTCATGGGGTGAATTTGACTGTTGCCTGTTCGCCGCCGACTGCTCGAGCGCCGTGTGCGGTGTCGATCCAGCAGAGCAATACCGTGGCACCTACAAGACCGAGGCTGGAGCCAAGCGCGCGCTGAAGAAACGTCACGGCAGCCTGGAAGCTGCATGGGACGCCTGCTTTGCAAGGGTGGCTGTCCCGTTCATCCAGCGCGGCGACGTCGTGATGTACGAAGCACCGGCAGGTCGCAGCATGGCCGTGTACTGGGCCGGTGATTATTGGGCGACGACCGATGACGGCGTTGCGCGCGTTGTGTGTGAGCCGCTGGCGGCGTGGAGGGTTGAGTAATGCCAAGTGGCGTAAAGAAAATTGCTCAGGTCGCCGTCGGTGCTGTGATTGGCTTCGTACAAGGCGGCCCGGTGGGCGCTGCGATAGGCGCTGGCCTGGCCTTCTACGCGGCATCACAGCAGGAGAAACTCAACACCAAGTCACCCCTTCGCGACAACGAGCCGTCCGCACAGACGGTGAGGTCGTCTAAAGCGCCGATCCGATTCATCCTCGGCCGTGTGTCTACTGGTGGTGTGCTGGTCTGGGCGCAGGAGCAGTCCGGAACCCTCACAGAGGGCGAGCAGATCCACCTTGTTTACGTGCTGTGTGAAGGTGCGATCGATGGTCTGGAGAACATCTACCTTGGCGAAGAGGAGATCAGCACATACGGTGAGTTCGCCAGCTATGAGCTGATCGTCAACCCGACAGAAGTGAACGCATTCCTCAAGGCCAACTGCCAGGACTGGAAGGACAGCCAGATCGGGCGCGGCCTGTCGTTCGTGCGCATTACCCTGAAGTACAGCGCCGAGAAGTTCCCGTCTGGCATCCCTGACACCCGCTTTGTGCTACGTGGCCGGAATGACATTTACGACCCGCGCACCGGCAACAACATCTACACCGCCAACACCGCGCTGCACATCCTCTGGTTCCTGCGTAACCGCTGCAACGTCCCGGACGACGAGATTATTTTCGAGACATTCGCGAGTGCGGCCAACGTCTGCGACGAAGCCCTGACTAACGCCGACGGCTCCGTGAGCCAGCGCTACCGTACCGGTTGCGTGATTGGTGCTGACGAGCAGCGTCCGGGCGTGTTGCAGAAGCTGGAAGCGTCATGCGCTGGCAAGCTGATCCGCGTCGGCGGCCGCTGGATGCTCCAGGCAGGCGCCTACTACGGCCCGTATGACTTCGAGATCACCGAAGACATGATTATCGGCACCGTATCCGGCAGTACCGAGTCGACGAACGATTCCGCCATCAACACGGTGCGCGGCACGTTCATCGATCCTGAACAGTCCTGGACCGAGACGGATTACCCAGAGGTCAGCGTTTCTGAATGGATTCTTGAAGACGGCGGCGAAGCTGCCGAGACGATGACGTTCTCGTATGTGACCGACGCTTATCAGCCGCAGCGCCTGGCGAACATCGCCATGCGCCAACGCCGCGCTGGCGGGGCAATCAGCCTGCCGATGAACTTCTCAGGCTACAACTGCAGGCCGGGTCGCGTCGTTCGCGTGAACCTGCCATCACTGAACATCCTTGGCGAGTTCATCGTCTCTGACTGGTCGATGGGTGACAACGAAGGCTGCACTGTTCAGGTCAAGCAGTACGAGGCGGCAATCTTCGATGATGCCGTGGGCCAGCCCTACAACCCGCTCGGCTTCATCAACCTGCCAAGCGGCGGGCTTGGTTCGCCCACCGGGCTTGCATGGTCGGCTGGCGATGCTGCTGAGGTGGTGCAGGGCGTGCTGTCGTGGGTCCCACCGCAGGGCATAGTCACCTCGTATGTGGTCACGGTTCGCCAGGGCAACAATGCCGTGCAGTCGCGCTCTGTGCCTGCCACTGCGAACACCCTGGCTATCAACGGTCTGCCGTCGGGTGCGTACACAATGAGTGTGGCTGCTCTGGGGCCTATGGCCAGGTCCGGCGAGGCGACGATATCGGTGAGCATTCAGGGGCCGCCAATACCGGAATCGTGCGTAGTGCAGTCCTCGCTCGACAGCATCGTGCTGATTCCTCAAAACCCGAATCACGCGCTGAACGGCGGCACCTACGAGTATTTTTTCAGCACCAATCCGAAGGCCACATCAGGCACGGCCGAGTATCTTGGGCAGGGCTTGTCGTTCACTCACAACGGCCTGGCGTTTTACACCAACTATTACTATTTCATCCGATCGTCCAACGCATACGGGAAGAGCGCCTTCCTTTATGTACCTACGTCGACATCAAATGATGTGTCGGCCTATCTGGCGGCCTTTGCCGGAAAGGTCACGAAGACGGAGCTCGGGCAGGAGCTGCTTGATGAAATCGAACTGGTCTCTGGTGACGGCCCCGGCTCAGTCAATGAGCGCCTGAAAGAGCTGAAGGCCGAGATAGGCGAAATCACCGACGCTCTGGTCTACGTGCCGACCGATGCCTACGTGCGCGACAACACCGTGCGCGTGGGTGACAACCTTTGGACGGCCATTGCGGCGGTGCCAGCGGCGGCCGATGGGTCCAATGGTCCGCCGAACCCAAGGTACTGGGTCAACACGGGGCAGTCGATTCGGTTAGCCAACGCCCAGGCTGATCAGGTCTCTAAGAATACAGCCAACATCGAGACGGTGAACGGCAAGACTACCGCGACAGCAGCCCAGCTCCAAGCGGTTCAGGCTCAGTATCGTTCCGACAGCGGCGAGGGCGATCTGCTCGACGCGATTCGAAGCTGGGACAGCGCGGCCAGCGCTGCAACAGAAATGAAGGTCAGGGCGGAAGAGGATTTTGCACAGGCCCAGCGCACGACGTCACTCCAAGCGAGAGTTGGCAGCAACGAGTCGAAAATCAGCATCGTAGAAACTGCGCAAGCGACGGACAGGGAGGCAACTGCTCAGCAGATCACGAACCTGACGGCGACGGTTACCACGAACCAGTCAACGGTTCAGGCGGCCATTCAATCGGAATCGACCGCTCGATCAGATGGCGACACGGCACTTGGAAAGCGTGTGGACACAGTTCAATCCACCGCAAGCGGGGCGTCAGCTCAGGCCCAAACAGCCAGCACTGCTGTTTCAGGTCTCAATGGGAAGGTCTCTGCGCTCACAACCATAAAGACGTC